TCCAAGGTGCATTTTATAAAGGGCAAACCCTGACATAAAACCACCATTGGACGAAACTCCAATCTTTTTGAGTTTAATCACACTACAACCATTCAGATAGATCGCTAGTAGAGCTTTTCCCTTTAAGTAAATTTAATCGGTTGCTCTCTTCTTTGATTTTCTCATAAAGTGTAGCATTAATATAAGTGTGAATATCCAAGTGATCTATATCGTACTCGTCTGCATACTGCAAGCAAGCTTCAAGATAGGTTAATTCTGGATTACGCACACGCAACATATCAATGCCACACGATACACCCATTTTGGTTAGGTCTTCGCTCATTAATCTTCTTCAACCCCGAAGATTGATTCATAAGTTTCGACTAACGCATCGGTGTCTGCGGCAACTTCTTTTAGATTTTGCTCGTAATATGCCTTAACCAATTTGTTGAAGATTTTCGGTTCAACTTCGAATTCTTCTTTAACGGATTCACGAATATCTTTTTGTAAGTCACGTTCAGCCGAGATTCGAGTTAGAGAACCCGCCGCCTCTTTGATGTTACCTTTCAATTCAATCATTTGTTCAGGGGATAAAGAATTAAGCATGTATTTTCCTATTCATTTTATATTTTTGGTGTATTTATTTATACACCAATACGTTAAAGTAAACAAAATTTAATTTGTTTTTATTTCTTACGGATTAGGTACAAATTCATCAACCTTGTCGATTAAATACATCATACCTTTTCGCATAAAGAAATTGTAAATAGCAGGTTTATTGCCTTTTGGCATTTTCTGATATTCTTCTTGTATCTTAACAGTGTATTCTTCAGGTGTCAATGTTAGATTCAATAATTTTTCATTTTCTTTGAATCGTTCATACTCTTCAGGTGTACAGACTAACTTAGGATCAGCCATACATTCTTCTAACCATTTAGCAGTTATTGACTTCTGCCTAACACCAGTACCAGAATTTATTAAAAGGTGGTCTGAAACTGATTTTACGTTAGATACGCAATCTTTTCTATCGCCCTTAATAACTTTCATCAATAGGTCATTTTTACCAGATCCGTATTTATGACCAATTTGTTTTTTAAGAGTCGGACTATACTGTTTAACATTTTTATTATGTAGTTGTGTAAAGTCACCATCTGAAGACACAATCATGATCGGTCGCGTTTGACATAGAGTGTTTGAAAGATACCCTATCACATCATCAGCCTCAACACGACTAACCTCAATAATCTTATATGGGAAGTGTTTTCTTAGCGATTCTATGGTATTAGCTAATCCCGCAAATATCGTTTCATAGTCCAATCCAGTTTTAGAACGAGTGGCTTTCCTAGTACCCTTATAGTAGTAGCTGTAGTCACAGCGCCAATACTTATCCTTAGAATCGATACATATTACTACGTCAGGATATTTGTCCTTAAACCGCCGTACATTGGTTCTAATGGTATTAAATATGACAGTCTCTACGTCAATTTCAGTAATTAAATCTCTTGGATTGAATGTTTCTGCTACGATAGACATTGCTATTTGAGACAAATCTATCAACAACGTTCCGATTGGTATGTCTAGGGGATCGTATTCTCTAACAACACCTAAACTTTTTCTTTTGAATCCCATATAATGAAAATCCTATAATTTGTATAAAGTATCAAGTCTACACTAGATAAAATAATTTAACAAGTATAAATATAGTATAAATGAGGGAAAATAAGTAATGTCGAAAATAACAAACCAAGATTTCTTCTTGCAATATATGCTTGATAATTGCGATCGTGTGGTATTTACCAATCAACCTCAAGTCGCATTATCTGAAGCTATAACCGCAATACCTAGAATCGATATATCATTAAGTCCATCGGATTTTTTATTAGAAACTGGTGATGAATCTGGTAGAAAGATATCATTAATTGAAAAAAATTCAATTGCAGTCGGTGATGGTGTTATTCAACACGCTAATTTCTTTTTTGGATTAACTCATATACATACATCAGATTCTTCTACATTTTTTGGTGTTGATAATGGCGTGTCATACGTTATTGACTCATTTACCGTTTTAGAAATGTCTGAACCAGATTTGGTGTAACCTATGAGTATAGTATTTTCATCGTCTAAGGTAAATTTATCATGTGACAATTTCACTGTAAATAAATTTTTCGACAAAGACAAACTACGAAGAAAAAACGCACCTTGGATTTATTTCGAACCAGTTGCCGTATCAGAACCAAGTCTACCACCAGAGTATGTAGCCGAATCGGTTAGAATTGACGATGTTTTTAGTATTTGTGGGGGTAGCACTGTACTAAATGCAGAATATACAATTAGACCTGCTAATTACAGTGGGGATGTTGATATATTTTGGGAGCAACGAACTGGACAGACAGTTGCTATAGATAACCCACGAATAAAAAACCCAACTATAACATATAATCCAGATGAAAACATCGATTTCATTATGCGTGTTTATATAGATAGGGGTACGCCACAAGAAATATTTGCCGATGGTACTATAATTAGAACTCCTTTGGGTGTATCAATACAAGGCAATGACCTTAGTAGTGTGTGTGTTAAATTAGATGTTAAGCGTAGCGGTATAGAGGTATTATCATTTTTCGATAATTTTAATCAAGGAAATAGACCATCAGGTGGAATGCCACAATATAAATTGGACAGTAGACTAAATAATAGCAAATTTTCGGTATCAGAATTAATTCAAATTCCATCAACGGTAGACCCAACTGGTAAATTATTGCCTATATATGACTACAACGATAAACAATATGTACAAATAAATTGGGATATTCCTAAATTAAGCTTAAATTTGGCTAAAAAATATGAACTAGTTGGCGTTGAAATTTATGAAAATAATATTCTAATAGAGACGTATGACGGCGTAGTTAGATCATATATAACTGAATTTAGTGATAAAAGTTATAGTATTGCGTTATTGTATATAAATAAAGACAGTGGTATAATACAAAAAAGTCATAGTGACAATAATGCCGTTGCAAATCAACTTGCATCCGATGTATCCGACTATTTACAGGTACAAATGTCTCAAGATTTGTGTATACATGGTAATAGGTTGTCTAGTACAAATTATAAAAGTGATATTATTCGTAGTGGTGCGCAACTTCTTAATATGAAACGAACACTTACAATAAATGGAAATTTATTATCTAATGCGGCAGGTAATTATACAATAACAAGAATCAATGGTGTGTCTATTGGTTCATAATTCAGAAAATAGAGGGTAATCTATGCAAGGCTATTACGATATAGAAAAATACAAAGCGGAATTCATTGATGGTGAATGGATACCTAAAGAATTAATAGAAACTAGAACAGAAAAGAATTTTATATCATTAGGAGCTAGGGCTGAAGCTATATCTGGTGCAAATATAGTATCAGCTAGTACATACGTAGATAATTTACCTACATTATCTTCAACTAATAGATTAGCTATAATGGGTTCTAAAATTTACACCAAAACTTGGAAGGGTGGTAGTAGCTATTTGCAAGATATTTCATCATCTAATGACATAGCAACCAGACCTATTAGGGGAGATCATTCTACAGGTAAAGAAATTCCTTCATTGGTATTAGGAACACCAAATACTATAACGATTGAAGCTAGATGGAATCCATCGATTGATACCAGAATAATATATTCTATAGGTTGCTTTAAGGATACAGGTAGTATAAACGCATTGAGTGTAGTAACATTAAGTACACCATGTATACAAGAAACCAACGAACTTCTTATTATTAAATATAGATATAGTTGGTACGATGCGTCATCATCAAAATATTCCCAGTCTATAGACCCAATAACGGGCTATTATATAAATCTTATAAATAATACACTTGTAGGTAGAAATCCGTATATAGGATACACTACAAATTTATTCTCTACATTTAATCGTCCAATTGGTGCAATTAATGTAGACAGGTTTTCTAGTGTAATTTCTAATCAAGCTGTATATGTTAATAATACAGAAGGATATGCAAAGCGTTCAATAACTTTACAGAATGCGGACGGCGTTGGTAGACTATTTGGAACTTCTACTGTACTTGGAACTAGTAATACATACGCATTTTTAACTAGTGGTTTTGATACAAACGAAACGCCTAGGTTTAGATCAACTTTGAGCAATATACACAATATTAAAGTTAGAAGACCTACCGATACTGCCATACAAAGTACGTTTCATAAAGCTATGTCTCTAGATCCAATTTCAAGAGTACCTAAGCCATTCCTAGATACTGATTTAATAGGTAATAGTCTAGGTGGATTCACATTATCAGATTATATCATTAATGGTGATACTAGTTACAATGTAAAAAATGGGTTTGCTGAATTATACAGAGTGCATATAACTAACTCTGGTAGTATAGGAACTAGTGAATATAAAATATCAAAAAGAAATATTACTGGATTAATAGACCAAAATAGTTGGAATCCTAGGAGTACATCACCATTAAATTTGATAATACAAAATGGTGATAGATTTAATACGAAGAATGTAGATTTTTCTGATATTATAGACACAGGTTTAATTGGTTCATCTAATGAAATTGCGAGTGATTCATTAGACGTAAATAGTACAGATGTTGGATTTTTTGTACAAACATACGTCTATACAGAATATATATCAATAAATACAA